GCTTTATAGTTCTTTTCAAATACTTTCGTTGCCTTGATATTCATTTGCAGTTTGAAACGCTATATGCAGTTTTAAAAGTTGTTGAGGGTCGTTTACTATGTTCTTGTCAATTGTAACTTGTTTGCCAGTTCTTTTGTAAATATAATCTTCTACAACTGCTATCATATAAATTGGATTATGATGCTTCATTTGAACCTACAATAGTAATCTTAATATCGTTCACTTGTTGCCCCTGAGTTGTTACGTCTGTGCGTTCAGTTAAGTTGTTTAGTCGTTGTGTAATTGATGGATTGAATTGTCCAACCATACCGCCCTCGATTTGGTCTGTTCTGATTTCATCCTCTATATGCGTACAGATTGTACGATACTCAATATATGAATTATCGGTATTTGAAAAATAATGAATTATAGTAAACCCTTTCTTATGGCAAAATGTTCTAAAACCAGACATTGTTAAAGGTGGTAAATGAAATTCAGACACTACTCCTTTTGGTGTTGCCTTTTGTATTTCTCTTGGTGTTAGACTTACTTTGTACTCCTCGAATAGTTGGTACATTGCTTCAGGTGTCTTTATGTACTTTGGTTTCATTTGTAATGTTTTAGAAATTCGTCTTCACTTACCATATTGATTAATACTTCGTGCGGTTCGTCAGATGTATATTCGTAAAAACAAACGTGTGAGTCTTCATCTACTATTGCATTGACCATTCTTTGCATTCTTTCGTACATTGAACGTGAATAGTGTATAATAAAGTATCTCATTGTACTTTCTTTTTACGTGTTGTTTTCTTTACTGGTGCTTCAATAATTTCAGTAATTGCATCTATTATCTCTTGTGAAGTTGGTTTAAATTCTGGTTCGTGCGATTCGACCTTTTCGTCTTCAAATAAATGCGTGTAACCTAATGCAATTAATCTTCTTTGTTGCATTGGTTTAATAGTGTTTAAGTCTATTTTTATCATACCTAAAATTCCATCGTTAATAGTTATCGTTTGTCCTTTGTATTCTTCTTTAACTTTCATATCGTTTTATTTATATTGTCCGTACTTTTCAAAATGTTTTATTGACTCTAACATCTCGTTAATCATAAAATGTGCTGATGTGTGACTTATCCCAAAATGTTTGGCAATCGTGCGACCAGTAGAAATCTGCTTATCGTAATACGTTTCAAAGAATATCAGCTTAATTTTATCGGTTATTTGTCCTCTGTAATTTTCTAATATCTCCAATCTTTCACTAAACTTTATTTCGTTTTCAAGTGAATCATCAATTGAATCTGGTATGTATTCGTTCTCAACTGAATTTATAATCTCTTTCTTTGAGTCTGACTGCCATAGTAATTCACACTTAATTAAATGTAGAAACATTGCTTTTGCTTCGTGTTCTTCTTTGTACTGGTACTTTGATTCACTTGCTTTGATGTAAGCATTGTTAATTATCGTGTCAATGTCAAGTTGAGAATTTAACCTACTGACAAAATATCGAGTGTAACGATTTATTTCATCGTAGTTTTTGGTAATATAGTTATTTAGTAATGCTATCATACCAATTGTAAAAGTCTTTTATCCAAATTCTGCGTCTTACTTGACTGCAAAAGCATTCTTTTTCTTTCTCTCCAGTTACTCGAATACGAATAGCGGATAATTTTATGCAACTTGTTTTTGCTGACTTTATAATTGGGTCAGCATCTCGCAACTTTTCGATTAGTTCTATTTCAGTTTCTGCAAACATAGTTGTATAGTGTATCCGATTAATGAAACAAAACAAGCCATAAAAAAGTCCTGAAAATAAAAAAGTGCAAACCAAAAAGATAAGCACTTCATACAACTAACTGCGGAATAAATCGCATCGGTGTATTTATTAACCTCAATCTGTAAAAATAGCCTATCAAATTGACGTTGTAATGGTTCGAAATTAGCAAACCACCACGCAAAAGAAATTAAAAATAGTACTTCCATATTTGCAAATATAAAATATTGTATTATAGACGCAACATTTTGTTAATAAGTTTATTTATCATTAATATTTTTATCGCATTCTTTTAATAATTTAATTGTTTCTCTGCAACCTAAAACTTCAGAAACTTTTCCAATAAATAATTGTCTTTTTATATTTTTGTTTTCTTCAATTTCTTTTGCTTCTTTTAAAACTGCATACCAAGTTAACTTGTCTTTTGGTAACTCCCATAATTGCTCAAATAAATAATCTACTGCACTCATAATGTTTTATAATAATTTTAATGATGTTTTGTTTTTTCTACTTCCAATTAAATAATGTCTTAAAGTTGATTCTTTAATATTTAAACTTTTACTTGCATCTCGAATTGAATCATATATAAATAATGTTTTTGTACAAATTACTTTTTTAGATGTACGTTCTTTTAATATTTGTTTATGATTTTCACTCATTATCAATTTCGGATATCTGTTATTTATTCTTGAATGATTATTATTGCCTTGTATTGTTGTCCATTCTAAATTATTTATATTATTATTTGATGGGTTAAAATCAATATGATTAACTACTAAATTTTCTTTATAACCTAAGAAAGCAATACATACTAATCTATGAACTTTTTGTGTGCTTCTAATATTGTTTTTTGTTAGAACAACTTTTTCATATCCATTATCAATTGCTTTTTTTAATATTATTTCTTTAGTATAAAAACTATAACTTCCGTGTTTATTATTACTAATTTTTAAATTTGATAAACTTTTTACGTTTCCTAAATTTGATACTTGGTAGATACCTTCATAACCTACCACATCTTTCCATACTTCCATAATAAAACTATTTAATTAATTCTTTGCATTTCTGTTTATAAACTTCTGTTAATTGTTTTAATTCGTCTTTTGTATATCTACGTTCTAAATTTGCTATTAAATCTAACTCTGCTAATTTATCAGCACCAAACCTTTTAATAAATCCTAAACGATAGTTATTTATATCTCCAGACTTATCTTTATTGCAAGGTCGTGAACATTGTGCGTGAACATTCATTTCATTAAATCTAACGTTAGAATGTCCTCCAGCACTCCATAGGTGACCAGCGTCAATATTACCTTTTCTTAATTGCTTACCACAAGATATACAAGTTTGTTCAGCATCTCTTAAACGAATATACTTGTTGAAATGCGTTTGAGCAATCTTAAACCAATCTTGTAATGTCATTAAATCGCTTTTTAAAGACTTTACACGTTCTTTCTTTATCTTTTCAAGGTTCTTTATCGCTTGTTTTGTTTTAGTGCATACAAAGCAAAGTTTATCTGTGGTTCGATATGGTGTAAATATCGTTTCACATTCCTTACACTTTTTATCGTAGTTAGTTTTCATCTTTTTGCAACTTTAGTATCACCTATACATACTTCAATAATTCCGTATTTTTTATAAATCTCATCATCATCTTTAATTTTCTGTATTTCAAATTCTGATTGTACCCATTTTCTTTTTTCAATATCGAAATAATATTTTAATTTTTCTTCATAAAATATTCCATCTTTACTCATATTCCACTAATTAAGTTATTATTTATCTTTTTCAACTGCTCTACTTCTCTTGTCAACTCCATTACTTTTTTGTGTTCTGCAAATAATAATGTTTGATATTGTTTATTTTCGTCTACTAAAATGTTAAAAGTAGTTCGTGCGTCTTGCAGAAAATCAAAATGTTTTTGCATAGATTCAATTAAATCTGTACGATGTGCATTCTTTTTTTTGATGTCGTCTATTGAAATCTGTAAAGACTGCGTTAACGATTCAAAAGTTATGGATGCTTCTATTATTGCTATCTGTTTCATATTCTCCAACTTCCACCTTTGCTCAAACTTAATAAATCATCTGTTTTCCATTCTATATTTCCATAAATAGAACTTAAAATATATTCTTTAACGTATTGTCTTAAATTTAAATCATTAGTAATATCCATATTGTGATAACGTCTTAATTGCAAATATCTTTTAAAACTCTTTCTTATTTCTTCTTTACTAAACTGACAATACATTATATCTGTCTTGTTAAATTCTACTAAATATCTTATGTTTTCACTTTTCATATCTTATTATTTAAAATGGCAAATTATCAAATGAATTATTCGGTGCTATTGCTTTTGTACTTGGCAAAGTTAATCTTTTTATCACATCTTTACCACGAACTTTAAAACCCAAACCAAAATTGTAGTCCATCATCATTGGCTCGTTTAATAACGTTGGTTTTCCTCCAGTATCTGTATCTTTAATCTTTACGACCTCAACCATTGTGTAGTTCCATAAATCGGGGTGTTGTGTTAATCTATGTACTACTAAAAAATCATCTGCTTTATTTGCAAATGCTTTCCCGCCTTCAATATCTGATTTTAATGGTGGCATAACGTGTCCAGACCATCCGTGTTTTTCTGGATATACTGCCGAGCGTCTTCCACTTGCTGAACTTGGATGAGCATTTATGTAGATTGTTTTACCATTCTTTGTAAAGTGCTTTAAATCGTTTAATACATCGTAGTTTGAACTATAACTCATTGGTGTTTTTAAACCATTAAACGGGTCAATCAAATGTACATCGCATTCTGCTTTGTCGAATATGTTTAATAATTCGTCTGGAGTGTATCGTTTAGTATTATCTACAAACTTAAACGAATTTTCTAAAATTGTTTCATATCTTCTAACTTCGTTGTATGTTAAATCCATAAACTTTTTACCAGCATACATTTGTATTAAATCACGCATTACTTTACCTTGATAGTTTTCATCCATAAACAAACAAAACTTTAAATTGTGATTTGTTGCTAAAGCTAAAAAATACCATTCTAAAAAATATGTCTTACCTACGTTGTCGTGTCCTAAAATTATATTAAGTTGTCCTTGCTTATGTACAAAGAAGTCGTCTAAGTCACAACCTAATTTTAAACCAGTTGGTATCTTACCATCTAAATAGTCGTTTAAGTATTGAGTGCTATGTCCGTTGTTTAAAATCATTAAAATAGTTTTTGTTGGTTTGTATGGTTCTTAATACGTTGAATAGCTTTATCGTAATACTCACTATCTAATTCACACGCTGTTAATTCAAATCCGTAATCGTGGCACGCTATTGCTATTGAACCTGAACCTAAATGTGTGTCAAGTATTTTGTCATTTTCTTTTGCGTATTTGTCTAATAGCCATTTGTATAATGGTATTGGTTTTTGTGTAGCGTGTATTTTATCTTCGGATGCATTATGTTTATGTATTCCGTAATCAAACATTTTAGCAGGTGATTTTAAACCCATACTTACCCAAGCATACTCAGCAGTGGCAAAATTATCAACTGTTTGTTTTTTATTCCAAATACAAAAGTATTCACTTGGTGGCATAATAAAATTATTTGCTCCCCATACTATTTGATTTTTAGAAACTCTAAATAATTCTGTAAAATATTCATCTGTTGGCTTTAAGTTATTAAAAGATAAATTTCCGTTTTTATGTTTATCAAAACGAGTGCCTCCAAGTCCTTTTTTAAACGCACCAATTCCATAAGGCGGGTCAACAATAGCCAAGTCAAAATAGTTATCAGGATAACGTGCCATCAATAACATATTGTCTTCGTTTGTTATTGTTATTTTTTCTGTTACTTTCATTTGTTTAAGTTTATTTGTTTCATTACGTGATTCATATATTTATCTTCAATTGGTTCTTGTTGTTTAATTTGTCCAAGACTACTTTTTTCCCAAGTACGTACACAAGCCTTCCAATCTTTCATTTTGTTTCTACCAACCATCCAACCTTTTGATTCGTAAAAGTCTATAAAAGTTTCCGCATTAACAAAGTTTTTTCTTTCTATACAATAATCTAAAACTTCAATAGCCGAAGGCGGTGTAAATGTATTATTTTCATTCTTTTCTTTCTTTACATTCTTGTTAGTTGTTACTTGTTTGTTATTGGTTTGTTGCTCATCTGTTATTTGGTTTGTTACTATCTGATATTTTTTGTAGTTAACTACCTGAATAATAGTACCTTTCGAGCTTGTTTTGATTGTTATTTCGTTTGTTGATTTTAGCTTACTTAAAGACGTTCTTATTTGTTGAATTGTCAAACCAACCTCTTTGCTTAATAAATCCAAACCAGTTAAAGTCTGACCAACTTCAATCAATTTTCCTCTGTAATTTCTTTCTTTGTGATTAACTTTTAAAAGTAAATACATAAATAATCTAAACGTATTTTTATCGTCAAACCATTCCCACTCTAAAATCTGTCTGTGTAATTTTATCCATCCACTCATAATATTTTTTTAATAAAAAACCCCTATAAATCCGTAGAGTCTCAAGCTACTTCATTATAAGGGTTAATTAAAATTCCTTCTGTTGCCTATGTTTGAGACTGCAACTCTGCAAATATACAATATACTAACTACTTTTCATCTTCAAACAATTTAATCTTTTGAACAATTTTGTCTATTTCATTAACAATATCTGCCCATTTATATCTTCCATCATCTGGTAATGTTTTTGTCGTAGGCTCAACAATCTTTTCAACCCACGTATAAAAGTTTTCGCATCGTTGTTTAAATTCACGTTTGTAGCTTACTTCGTGAGATAGTTCGTCTAATGTGTGAAGTATTGACTGCATCTGTAAAGTTAACGCTAAAGTCAAGTCTAAGTCTTTTCGTTGTTTAGTGTTCATAGCCTAATATTAAAATGGTTTTTCTTCAATAATATTTTTCAATCCTTCAATGATATTATCTTTGTGGAATCCAGCAGTTAACATCAAGTTGTAAATGTTACGTGTAAATTCAAACACATCTTCATCATCGCAATCTGTTTCTATTGAGTGTTTAACTCCGTATTTTTCAATGTATGCTTTCATAGTTACCTTGTTTTTATGTTTAATTTTTTAAGGTTTTACCCTTATTTATAATTCCCTCTCCTATCTTCGCAGAACTGAATCCAGTTGTCCATCGTATCACAATAGTATATAATGCTTGGATGCTTATCCGCTTCTTTCAATGCTTCTGCTTTGCTTTCTGCACTTACTATCATTCTATCTGGTTTTCCGTTTGATAGCCAATAAAGTATAACGTACTGCTCCATAGTTAATTGTTTTTTAATAATTCAAAATACTGAATATGTTTTTCTTTTGAGTCTAATAAAATACCATCTAATCCTCTGTACATCATTCTTTCTTGGTCATAAATAATATGTCTATGCAAAAAATAATGGTCTTGTATTTTTAACTCAATAACATCTAAAGCATAATTTATATTATAATTCCAATGATGTAAATGATAACCTTCTTTTGCTTTTAATTTACGACCAATTTTAATTTTACATTTATACTTTTCAGGATATTTAAGTCTATATAAATTTATATGTAACTTTTTGTTTTCAGGTGTTGGTTTATGTTTGTCTTTATAATTAAGTCTATGGTACTTTTCACGGTTTCTATCCTTTTCTTTTTGTACATAGTCTTTATCTAATTTTAAAACATTTTCCCTTTGCCTTACATCTTTCTTTGTGCAATCTTTACATTTATTTAAATAACCATCACCCATTCCAGAGTGCTTGTAAAATTCAGATACTCCCTTCTCAATATTACATTTAAAACATATTTTTTTCATATTTCAAAGATAACTATTAAAAAGGTAGTATCCAAATTTAAAAAGGTAATTTTTAGTTTTTATTTACGAGATACTATAACTCTACATTAAAAGGTAAATCACTTTCCTCTTGTTGTGCGAACTTCTGCGATGCAGTTTGAAGTGGTTTTTCTTGCTTTTCAGCAACTTTCACATCTCCATTGGTATAAACTACTTTGCCATTACCTAAATAACGCTTAGAAGTCTTTAAATCACGTTCTTCTTTTGTTTGCGATTCTGTTAACCCTACGTTGTTACCATACGTATCTGTTGAATCATTGATTGAAATTGTCAAGTTCAAATACTTTCCATTGTATAACTTGCTTTTGTCGATTTTTGTTACATCAATTGATGCGTTGATAAGTGTACTCATTTTACTTTGTTTAATCGATTAAAATTTGACTTTGTCTATATGTGAAATTATCACTTAAAAAGTTAATTAACTCATTAAATGTTTGGAAAACATATCTTTCTTGTCCTTCACAAGAGCTTCCTAAAATAACAATAAATCCATTAGATTCTTGTTCAATTCTTACTGGAGCGCAAAACTCCTTTTTTTGATTTCTCATTTTACTTTGTTTTTATTTGTTTAAAATTAATAATAATTCTTTATAATACTCTCGTGCAACTTCGATTCTTTGCTTTAATTTTTCAATGTCAGCTTCGTTGTATTCAACTATAAATCTTTTTACACGTAGTTCGTTTGGTATGTGGTCGAAATTATGCAAACTTTGCACCGCTTCACGCACCAGTAAATCTTCTTCAATTAGGTTCAACTTCCAATGCTCTTTACGTACTTCGCTTTCTACAATGTCAAATGGTGTATTTGTAAGACAATATACTAATTCAGCTTGTTTGTGTCCAGTCAACATCATATAGCCTTGTAACTGCCAGTAGTAAGCCTTATTTTTAAGTTCTTTGTCAAACATTGGGAACGTAGCACCACTCCAAGAACATTTAATATCAGCTAATAAAGTGTCATTTACTAAATCTGGTGTACCTACAACATAATCATTCTTAAACTTGTCTTCGTTTTTTAGAATCCAATTCCAGTCTAATACTTCAGATGCCAACTCAATAGCTATATCTTCGTTTTGATTTCCTTTGTCTGTATAGCGTGAACTAAATTCTTTGTAGATACCTAATTCCTTTTCACGAAACATATCTTCGATAAGCGTCTTTGCAGTAGCAGACAAAACCTCGCTTTTTGTACGAGATTCTGTCATTAAATTGCCTAACTGCGAACATCTAAATAGTAAACTCATAGCGTTGCGAATGTTAATTTTTGTGATTCTGTTAACTCAAACTGCAATAAATCTTCTTTTTTAGCAAGTCCTTTTCCTATTGCTTCAATTGCTTTTTCAAATCTTTCGTCTGTAATTGTTCTTGGCTTCTTTACTTGTTGACTATTATCTTTTGAGTCTGGGTCACTTTCTGTTTCGTCAATTAAGAATAAGCCATTTAAAGCATATTTGCGTGCGTAACTTGATGCCGTACCAGTACATTGTTCTGAAGACATACCTTTATGCTCTCCCATCTCTGCATAACCATTGATAGTAATTCTATCTACTTTGCCATCTTCATTATAAGATATAAGTTCTGCACTTGCTTTTAAAAATAGTTTAGAACCAATTTCTACTATTTCATCTGATATTGTCAATACTGAATTGTATTTTAATAATACTGGCTTTAAAGATTCGAGTATCTGCTCCGCACTTCTGTACTTGTACTTTCCAAATGCGTTGAAAGAACCTTTTGGGCATTTTAATTCTGCTTGAATGTTAATTAAATTTTTCATTTTTTTAGTTATTTAGTTAAAATTGTTAAATAAGCCTTGTATGCTTCGTAAACTGCTTGTATTTGTTTAAATTCTTGTATGCCACGTTTAGTAGATAATTCTTCATCACTTGCAAAAAACAAATCCCACTCTTCAATTGTTCTTTTCTCGCAACCAATATGTATTAAATTTTCTTGTGTAATACCGTGTGACCATTTGCAATATATTGGAACTTTAACCGCATATCTTAAGTCCGCATTTGTTAAGTCCGCATTGCTTAAGTTCGCATTGCTTAAGTCCGCATATCTTAAGTTCGCATATCTTAAGTTCGCATTTGTTAAGTCCGCATATCTTAAGTCCGCATTTGTTAAGTCCGCATATCTTAAGTCCGCATTGCTTAAGTTCGCATTGCTTAAGTCCGCATATCTTAAGTTCGCATATCTTAAGTTCGCATTTGTTAAGTCCGCATATCTTAAGTCCGCATATCTTAAGTCCGCATATCTTAAGTTCGCATTTGTTAAGTCCGCATATCTTAAGTCCGCATATCTTAAGTCCGCATATCTTAAGTCCGCATATCTTAAGTTCGCATATCTTAAGTTCGCATTTGTTAAGTCCGCTCTTACTCCTCCATCTTCAGATTTTAACCACTTTAAATGTAGTTCTAATACTTTTTCTAATTCTTCTTTATTCATTTTCTTAGTTTTAAATTGTTAATAACGTATGCAAATATAAACATTTTTATTTAATTGATAACTTTTTTATTAATTTATTTTTCACTTCCCAAAATTGGTGTATGTTATTAGCGTCTAAAATATCAAGTTCAATGTCTGTTAACTGCAATTTTGATTCAGGCTCAATATCACAAATAGCTAAATTTAACTCTTGCTCAATTCGTGTGTTTAGTTCTTTAAAGTCATCGTATTTAATATTCAAAGTGTAACATCTTAAACCGTGTAATATAGTTGCGTGGTTCTTGTTAAATAGTTTACCTATTTGTGCTAAAGTCCATTTGTCATTACGAAGTTGTGTGTACATTATTGAACGAATATATACTAATACTCTTGCTCTGTTTGGTGTTGCTAATTGGTATCTTTCAATTACTTCTTTTACGTTTTCTATTTTCATTTTATTGATTATATGTTTCATTGTAATATTGTTCTGCCGTCATCATTGATATATGGCTTGTTTGATAAGCATCTTTAATTTGTTGCTTTTCCATTTCTATGGCTTGTTTTAATACATTTTCAAAGTTAAATATTTTATCACTTTGTATTCTTTCTGCAAACCATTCTACTGCTGTTTGTTTCATTTTAAATCTTGTTTTAA